AGGGGGAAAAATAATCGGTTGGCAGTTTGGACAATCGGGCAAAATATATAAAACAAAAGCAGAAGCTGAAGCACAAGAAAGAGCCATTAGAGCAGCGGGGTGGAAAGGTGATGGGCAAGAAGATTGATAAAAGAACATATGAATTCTGCAAGTTTTTTGAAAAAGAATATGGTGTAACATTGATTGATGAAGAAACTGGCATCAAAATAACAGATTATGGAACAAGTTGCGATAACAACGGGTCTGAAACGGATTCGTGAAACATTATACGAGCCAACATTCTATAAGGTGATTCAAGGTGGTATGTCATCTAGTAAAACCTTCTCTATTATGATTTTACTTATTGGCTATGCTGAAAGTTATGCGAATTCGCTTATAACAGTAGCTGGCATGAGTTATAATCATCTTGCTACTGGTGCTATGCGTGATTTTAAAAAAATAATGCAAGGCACGAACCGTTGGGATGATTCTTGCTTTAACAAGTCTGCTAAAATATACACTTTCTTAAATGGAAGTCAGATAGAATTCTTGTCTTGTGATAATATGACTTCTCGTGGCCCTCGCCGTGATGTATTGTTTGTGAATGAGGCTAACGGCTTAGATTATGAAACATTCGACCAACTTGCAGGTCGTACTCGTGATTTTGTTATTATTGACTACAACCCAAGTGCTAAATTTTGGGCACATGAGGAACTTGTGGAAAAACAAAAAAACCGTACTAGCTTCATCACATTGACTTATATTGAAAATGAAGCACTATCTACACAAGAGCGTGAAAACATTGAAAGTCGTAAGCCAAAAGATGGTGAAGAACCTAGCAATTGGTGGATTGTATATGGTTTAGGACAGATTGGCAGTTTGGAAGGGAATGTATATAGTGGTTGGGAAGAAAGCGAAAAAATCGAAGGAAAATTAGTAAGATATGGTTTAGACTTTGGCTTTAGCAATGATGAAACAGCCATGGTAGCTATATATGAATTAGAGGACGGTAGAACTGGTATAAAAGAATTATTGTATAAAAAAGGTATATTAGGGTCTGAATATTCAAATATTCTAATGTCGCAAAATATCGACCCAAGTGTTTTGATAGTGGCTGATAGTGCTAGACCAGAGATAATTGCAGAAATTAAGCGAGCTGGTTTCCGAATAGTCGGAGCTGATAAAAATGCTGGCTCGGTTAAACGAGGTATTGACCGTGTTAGTCAAAGGCAAATTGTATATAATGGCAAAAATCTTAAACGAGAATACTTGTCTTATGCTTGGCGAAAAACTAGAGGTGGTAAGATTTTAGATGAGCCTCAAGATGGTAACGACCATTTATTGGATGCATTACGCTATGCAATAGATGATTTAAGCAAGAAACGCATTCAATTTTGATATGTTATAATAAAAATGTAACGACTTGCAGGGTCAGCTTACGATTAAGGCTTAGCTTCAAAGGCTAAGTCTTTTTATGATATAATTATAGTATGCCTGGGTAAGGTACTGTTAAGCTTGCGTCGTAGTATAACAAAAATCCTCCTTCAGGAGTTTCTTGTGGTATAATAAAGATAGTCCTCCTCTCAAAGAAAGGAGGTGGTCCTTATCTACGGGGGTGACTACGGTTACCCCCATTTTCCTGTGGAAAACTTTAAAAATAATTAAAAAAATATTTACATTTTTTAATACTTGTGTTAATATAATAATATAAACAAACGAAAGGATAAAAAAATGGAAAATATATTGCCTAATCCACTAAATATAACACAGATGGACGAGTTCTTTATGGAACTGGAATCTGAAGAAATAGAATTTTAATTAAGGAGAAAAAATGAAAACAAACATCAAAGATATAATCGGGCCAATATTGTTTGGAATTATGGTTGTAATTATATTCTCTATGGGTGCATAAGTTTTTTTGTGCTATAATTGAAGTATAATAACAAGGAGCAAAGAGCTATGTTACACTTCAACGGCTTAGAACCTATAGACTTCAAAGGTCATATGTGTGAGCCAAAACTAGATGTAGAAAAGAAACTGCGTCTATCACAAATTAAATTCGAAACAGAAGAACAAATCAGAGAAGCTGATGATATTTTAGCTTCTTGTTTCGATGAGAAGTTTGCTAAAGACTTCATAAAAGAAAAATTAAGTACAGATGACAAGGTTGTTTTAAGAACCTATTTATGTAACGGTGAAACTGGTTTGAACCGGTTGTCGAATGTTACCGAAGGCGCTATAGAAAAATATATCACTAGAGCGATGGAGGAAAGCCAGAATGACTAAAGAAATCATCTGCGTATATCAAGATTGCGTTATGTGTGGAGATAGAGGCAAAAAATTAAAACAATATATTGACACGAATGGGCTGAATGTCAGAAAGGTATCTTTTGCAAGCGATGAAGGCAAAGAACTTGTACATGAAGCTCTTTTTGAGCATAAAATTGGCACGATGCCGTTTTACACAGATGGAAAAAAGTTTGCTAGTTCAATACAAAAATTGGTTGAAAAACCAACGAAAAAGAAAGAAAGTAGGAAAAAATGAAAATATTAGATAGATTTAAAGATGCTGTTAGGAGGAAAAAGGCACGAGATTTTGCACAAGAACTCTCGAACCAGTTCTTCTTGAGCCCATTATGCTCTGATTATGAAAATATTTTTGCACAAGTTAGACCTCTTATAGATGAGATGAAATGTGTTATGCCTTATGGTGTAACTGATAGAGGAACAAAACTCCCTATAACTAGGACTCCAGAACTTGGTTGGTTGCAGAATCCGAATGATGATATGGGTTGGGCAGAATTCTCAGACTTGATGTTTGCTACATGGCTAACTGAAGATGAGTTAGATATTCATGTATGGCGAGATAAGAAAGATAACATTATTGGCTATACTATTATACCGCCAGAATGCCGTATATATCTTGGTTACGGTAGGTGGGAATGGCAAGTTATGACTACCGAAGGAATCGAAGTTTTAGATGAAAACCAAGTCATGCGACTCCGTTTTAGTCGTAGCCCTCGCAATATTCAAAGAGGTGTATCACCGGCTTCATCGGTTAGAGTATGGGCACAAATCGACGACCTTATTGCACAATACCAAAGAGCTTATTTTGAGAATGGTGCAATACCTGCAACTATCACCTTTATTACGGCTAGCACTTTTGATAAGTTTGATAAAACTAGAAATGAGTTAGAACACAAATTAAAGGGTGCTCATAACAAAAATAAAACTATATATGCTTGGAGGCAGTTTGATAATGATACTGGCAATAGTATAGACCAGATAGAAGTTAAAACTATCCAAGGCAATAACTCAACACTTGCTATAAAAGAAATCGTTGATATTGTCAATGATAGGTTGAACAAGTCAGTTGGTGTTTCTAACTTTATTCTTGGCGATGATTCAAGTGCAAAATATGATAATGCAGAATTAAGTGACCACCAATTTACAAAACGGCGAGTCTATCCTGCTCTTATGAGCTTTTGGAATCAGTTTCAACATGAGCTAGAAAGATTAAACGGTGGTTTGAATTATGCGATTAGCTTTGACCTCGAAATACCAGAATTAACAGAGAGGACAAAAGCCAAAGCCGAAATTGCAAGGATAAGGTCTGAAGCTCTTGTGAATCTTATAAGTGCTGGTGCTAGTGGTAGCAGTGCAGTAGATGCTCTAGGTTTGCCAGATTGTTGGAAAGGTGCTGCGAATGATATATATACCAAAGGTTTGCTTGGTGAATTAAACTCGCCTATTGCAATTGATTATGAAAAGCCAAAAGCAGTAGAAGCAACTGTTGATGAGGTGAAACCTTGCCCAAAAGTATCTGAGGCAGATGTGATTCATGGGCATAATTGCACCTGCCACAAAGATAAACTTCCACCAATGTCTAGCGAAGAAAAACAATTATATGATGTTTTAGTAGAGTTAGCTGATAGTATATTCGAACAAGCTGAATATAATATTGATGAAGTCATCGACAAAATGATTGATATTTTGAATGATGATGCTTTAGCTGGTGAAAAGAGTGGTGCAGAAGCGTTGTCGCTTTTAGCAGAAGAGGATGTTGCTAGTGAGATATTAAAAACTATATCGAATGGCGAATATTATGTATCAGAAGCGTTAAGCCAAAGAATATCGACTCGTGCTAGACAACTTGCTACTGGCTATGCAGATTATGCCGAAGATATTGTTAAAGAAACGCTAGCTGGTAGTGAATCATTAACTGCTAACGAAATTAAAGAGCGATTGGCTGAAGTTATGCCAAGAGAACGAGCTGAACTTATAGCAAGAAATGAAACGCTATATGCAATTCGTAGTGGAAGATTAGAACAAGATGAGGCTTTAGCTGAAAAATATGGGTTGCATGTAAGATTAGTCTGGAGAACATCCAACGATAAAGATGTTTGCCCGATATGTGCTGCGATGGAAGGTAAGACCGTTGATTTAGGTAAAGCCTTTACCGATACCGTAGAATTAGATGATGGCGAAATTGCTAGATGGGAACATTCTAGTTGGAATGATGGTGGCAAAATACCAGATGCCCATGTCAATTGTAGATGTTACTTTGATGAGGAGTTGATATAATGGGTGCAATTAAAATACGATGTCCAAAATGTGGTTGGATTTTAGGGGATACAGATAAAAGCGTGGATTGTGTTTTGAATTGCCCAAAATGTAACGCAGTTAAAATTAAAATGAGGGTTGCAACTTTTGCACAATATAATGATTTATTAAGAAAGGAGAAAAAGAATGACTAACCCTAACAATGCAGTAGGTACAAATGGTGCATTCGGTGGTAGAACATCCGTGAATGCCTTTAACGATGGACTCGCTGCTTATAGTGCCGGTATTTTGAGTGGTTGGGCTTGTGAGTCTGATTCTGGACTAACAGTAGTTTTAGGTGGAGATGGCAATACTCGTGATGTAGCTATTGCTGAAGATAATGCTGGCAATAAGACTACTATTAACAATATCAGTGGCTCGCCTATCTCTGTAACGGTAGGAAACGCACCTAACAGTAACTCACGAATAGATTCTATTGTAGCTTATGTAGATAACCCACCAACTGGTGTCAATAATGTTACTGATAACTATGGGGCTTGTGGTCTTATTGTAGTATCTGGAACTGTGGCTTCTACCCCAGTAGCACCTAACGAATCTACAATTAGAACTGCTATAACAAGCGATGGTGGAAGTGGTACAACTGCTTATTATGTAGTTTTAGCGAATGTCACAATACCAAGTGGCACAACAGATTTAACTTCTAGCAATATAAAAGCCGGAGATATATCTGGATTATTAAAAAATTCATTCTCATTAACTGAGATTAACACTGGAACAAAATGGATTGACGGCAAAGATATCTTTAAAATAACTCTTCAAAACACTCTATCTGGTTCTGTCAATGAAGTCGATGTATCAGCTTTGAACATAGACTTGCTCATTGATTGGAAAAACACTATTGTTGCTTCTTCTGGACAAACTGTGGCTGGTGTTAGAGTTGGTGGTAGCGGTAGCCAAGATTTTCTTGCTGCATGGGGATATCTTATGCAAGCAGTACAATATACACCTTCTACAAATAAAATAAAATTCGAGTTTGGTGGCAATTTTACTGAAAGTAAAACAGTGTATAGCACATTGTATTATACAAAAACTATCTAGTTTGATATAATCAAATCATAATTAACGAAAGGAAAATATGTCAAAAGGTAAAATAATCACCTATGCAACAGCCCTAGTAGCAATTGTAGTTGCGACTATTTTAGGTGTTACTTTAAACATACACATTAACGAAACAGAAAATGGAACCAATATTGAAGCAATAATACAATATGCAGAAGAAGAAGTACCTGCTGTTATTGAAGAAAGTGGTCAAGGTGCTATAATTACCGATGAGATACCAACCGTAGAAGCTGTTGATTCAAATGGCCCAGTTACTGAGGTGAATAATACTGAATGCCCAGAGGGCGAAGAATGTGGTCGTGGTGCAAATGTTCCTACATTAGATATATCAAGCCCACAAGCGTTTGCAAACCAAACACTAGGGGTTTGCCTAGATGTCGATGGCTATTATGGAGCACAATGCTGGGATAGTATGGCGGCATTTTTCATTAACTACACTGGTCATACACTTTACACTTGTGGAACTGGTGCTGCTAAAGGCACTATTGCTGATGGGTGTTGGCAACAAAATGCTGGCAATGAATTTACTATGATTTGGAATCCTGCCGAGATTCAAGCTGGCGATATTGCTGTATATTCTACTGGTGAATGGGGTCATATCGGGATGGCTATGGGAGAATATAATAACGGCTATTTTACTTTGCTAGGTCAAAATCAAGGTGGTGCTTGGTGTCCTAACGGTGGTGCTGCCGGCAATATCATCAATCTTTCTACTCGTGATTTTATTGGTGCTTTTAGACCAAATATCTACATTAAACCAGAACCTGTACCAGAGCCAGAACCAGTTATTGATGAATGTCAATTGCGTGAAGTAGTTAAAGGAGATACACTTGGTAAAATAATGCAAGAATGCCGTGGAGAAGTTGAATGGGGTGCTGCAATGAATGATTATGCACAACATTGGTATTCTTTAACTTTTAAGAGATTTTTAACAGTTTATGATGGATGGGCATCAAGCACTGGGTACGGCTTGTTTGCAGGAGATACGATAGAATATCGTGCCGATTAGTTTTGCTCTTTTAGCACCTTATGCACTTTTCCTCTTTATGATATCTACACACCAAATAATTTCACCCTAAAATAAAAACCATACTTATTTCGCTGTTGTCTTAACTACCGACCAAAGGAAAGAGCTAGGTCGGTAGTATTTATTTTGAATGTATGGTATAATATAATTACACCTAAATAAATTAACATTACCTCCACTATTCGTATAAAATCCCTCTTACAAACTGCGAGGGGGATTTTTTTGAATTTTGAGAAAATGTGCTATAATGAGGTTATGAAGTTCTACGACGCACAAGTGCTTAAAGACGCTAAAAGCTCGGAAGAGCGTCGATTTCGGAATATACTTGCTAACTCAGGACAAATAATGGAATCGGGGGAAGTTCGTGATTTAGCGAACTTATATGTCATGGGTAGGGATGGCAAATTATTTTCGATTAAAGCACTAAACACTAACCCAGATAAACAAACCGAGGAATATACAGTTAAAGCACAAGCCGACCATGGCACAATAGTAGAAGGCGAATTAGTCGATACTATTGAAAAACAATTCGGCTCTTGTAAGGTTTGGCTTGAAAGCGATGGCTTGCATGCTAGAATGTATTTTGCAAATGATGATAAACTAGCAGACCATGCTTGGGCGATATCAGAAGATGCTAGCTATTCTACTGGCATTGATTGGTTTCCAGATGGTTATTATGGAGTAGGACAAGAGATTGATGAGCCTATCGGTATATTACGGGAGATATCGATGGTATTGACCGGCAACGACCCCCGTGCTAAAACTATTGACCATAATGATGCAGAAACAACTAGGGCTATGGGTAGCGAGGTTGTGAAAGCTGAAGATGGTAAAGAAAACTCTAACGAAGGAGAAGAAATGAGCAAATCTAAAGATGAACTCACTCCCGATGAGAACAAAGTGATGAAGCAAAAACTTGCTGAAGAGCTTGTTGGCAAAGTCGCTGAAGTCGTGGATGAATTCACTACTGGTGCTCCTGAATCTGAAACCGAACCTACAGCTCGTGAAAATAAAGATGAGGTGAAGGAAGAGGAAGAAACCAAGGACACCGAAGAAGCTACAGAAGCTCCTGCTGAAACTCCGGCTGAAAAACCAGTCGAAACTGAAAGCAAAGATACTGTAGTACATAATATTAACATATTTACGAGGGACAAAGTTGTGAAAAACGAAACTCCAGTTGTGTCTAAAGACACTAAAGCAGAGGCTAAGACTCTCCGTGCGAATGCTATTCGTGACGCTTTGAAAGCCTCAAACTTCAAATTCGATTCAAAATTCGAATCGGTTTTTGAAAATAAAACCAAAGATGCCATTACTGGTCTAGGTACTCCACTTAACATCACCAATATGTTTAGTGAGATGATGGAACACAATGATGGTATTTTAAGCTACATCTTCCACATTGGTGGCACCAATGGTCGTGGTATTCGTAACAATGCCTTGGCTGGTACTGCTGATTATGGTAACGAAGCACAAGGTCATAAGAAAGGTGATACCAAAGTTGATGAAACTATCACCAACACTATTCGTGTAGCTTATGACAAGATGATTTACAAGAAACTTTCTATCGATGCAATGGAAATCTATGAAAATCCTGAATTGTTAGAATTTCGTTCTCGTGAGTTGCTTGACCAAATCTTGCTTTCGATTGAAAGAGCAATCTTTATTGGTGATGGCCGTTCTACTGGTACTCCTGACCTTAGAATGTTTGATTCTAGCACCAATACTGGTCTATTCCCAATCAACGCTGACTGTGCCGCTGTCAGTGGCTACGGTTCGTTAGTGGCTTCTACTTATGAAGTGAATGCTGGCGACAACCTATATGATGGTGTTGTCGGTGCTCGCCAATGGATTCGTTCTGAAGGTGAGCAAATCTTGGTCGTTAAGCCAAGTGTATTAACTGCTGCCTTCCAAGCTAAGGTTGGCAACCGTTACCTCATTGAGCCGGGTGCTTCTGCAGAAGATATCTTCCGTGTAGCTCGTGTATTTAGCCCAATGTGGATGGAATATGATACGACCAATGATGCGTATCTTTTAGTCCGCAATGGTTACACCACCACTGGTGAGAGGAATCCTCGTGTATATCCGTTCTTTGATGTTTCTAACAACGAGAACATTCTTTTGAACGAAATGCCAATTGCTGGTACTTTGACCAAATACAAATCTGCTGCTGCTATTAAGGGCTTAGGCTCTGTTAGTGCTTAACTAGGAGAATAAAATGGAGTTAGCCGACTATAATCTATATACTGGACAGAATCTATGTTACTCAGATGAACAATGGAGTATCGTTACAAATATAGCTGAAACTCGGCTAGCTTCACTCCTATGTCTTGAAATATTCCCAGAGCTAACTACAGATAACGAAGATTTAGCACTGTTGCTAGCAAACTTTATCTGTGCTACTCTGAAGTTTCAAGGTGCTCCTGACATAATTAACTCAAAAAGTGTCAGGAACTTTACGATTAACTTTAACAATAGTGCCACCAACGCTTTTGAGCAAATCTACCACCAATACCGTGATATTATAGAGAAGTATAATAACTGTGGTAACGGAACTGGTATTAAAGTAGAAAGAAGTGCGTATCACTGTTGTGGGGATTACAACAATGGATACCTCAATTTTTGAAGCATTCCCAAATGCCATAATTCGTGGAGTTTGGCAAATTGGTACTTGTAAGCATGGAACACTAATAGGGAATCAGTTTAGTAGTCTTGCGACTATAGATGTTATTGTAGATGAAGGTTATAATTCGAATATCGAAACTACACCCGAAACAATAAACTCTGATTTACTTATATACGCTAAACCGTGTCAAATGCCAAAAGAGGTGAATGACTTGTTTATGACAAGCCAAGTTGTGATACCACTTGTAGCGAATTATATGCTATATAATAGTGCTACGGATACCTACTTTATGATTGTGGATGCTGGCGTTGGTAAGAATCAACATACTGGCAATATAGAACACTTAGAATTAAAAGTTAGACCTACGGAGATAGCTGATGTCTAGCACTGTTACCACAACTTTAAAATGGGACAATGCTAAAATATCACTCATGAATAAAAATGCCGTTAAAGGGCTTTTTAAAATGGGTTTTGATATAGCGAATCAAGCTCGTAGAAACGCACCATATTTAACTGGTGCTTTAAGAAACACTATCAGAGTGAGCGAAACCAAAGAAGTGAATACTCTGGAAGTGATAGCTGGTGGAACTTATGCTGGTTATAAGGTTGATTATGCAATGATAAGGGAAAAAGGACCCAACCGTGACCCAAATACTGTGCATTATATGGAAAATGCAGCGAACTTGGTCATGAGTGGGAACTATATGCAAAAATATTTTGGAGATATACTATAATGATTACTCTAGCAATTCTAAAACAAATGGTAGATGACAATGTCGCTGACCTAGTTATTGATAAGAATTGTTTTTGGGAACAAGCACCATTACAAGCTGATGGAAAGCCTGCAAGTGGTGTTTGGCTAGTTACTAGAGGTGGGAATGCTATGAATTCTCCAAAAGGACTTAACTTGCATTCAACGGTTGATTTCTATGTTGCTTTAGCAAATAAACCAAAAACTGAAGCTGTACATCAAGCCATATTAAACTGGATTTTAGCAAACCCTTGTATATGCGAATTGGTCGGAAGCGTCGGTGGTGCTAACTACTCGTTCTCTAACATAAGGATTAGACCAACAACTACTCCTCAAAATGTTATGATTACAAGCAATAATTTAGTCGTAAAGATTGCCAGTGCAGAACTGGTTTATGATATTAACTTAAAATGAAAGGCAAAAAATGATTCAGAATATCACACAATTACGCCGAGTAGTATTTCGGAAGTGGGATGCTGGAACTAGCTCATGGGATGTCTTTACTCTTGAGGCTGATGACTTGGGACAAGATACCGTGATGACTTTGAATGTAGCACCTCGCAAAAGAACTCGTGCTTCTAGCCTAGGTTCAACCGAATCTACTATCGCCGGTACTTTTGATAGTTTTTCTGGCTCTATTACCTTCTTGATGGATACCTTTAAGAATCTAGGGCAAGCAATTCAAAAGTGGAATGCAGCTACCTATGCTGGTGCTGATGCAACTGCTGGCAATATCATCTGGGATGGTACTGATATCTGTACCGAGGGTGAATACATGTCAGTTGTAGCTCAAGGCTTATGCGATGATGGCTCAAGTGCTGATGTAGAATTAACTCGGTGTGCTCCGAGCGTTGATGATGATATCGAAATTGGTACTGGTGATACTCCAACTATTACCTTAAACCTACACCCTATCATTTACAATGCTTCTTTACATGCTTCTGATGGTTACCCACAATATTCTGCTCGGCTTGGTGATTATGATTTAACTACCAAGAAACGCTTGAATGTTACTACTGGTAACTATGATACAGTAAGCCCGTCCGCCTAGGAGTAAGAATAAGATGCCCGAACTCACGCTACAAAATGTTAAAGCAAAAGTACGAGAGCATAGGGCATCTGACTTCTTAACTAAAGAGCAAGTAGAAGAAGTTAGAAAATCGAACTTTAAAGGTATTAAAAGAACAAAATTCGACAAAGTTGATGCCTATATTGCAGAGATTATAGCACGATTCGGATATGAAACATATAGAGCATGGAAAGCTGGTGATATAAATGAAAAAACAATGGTTAGATATATCGAAGCAGAGCGTGCTAGAGAGGCTCAAAACCGTGTTAGAATTGAAAGTATAATTACTGCCTGTCATGCACACAAAGGGCTCAAAACGGCAATTAAAATGCTTAAAACGGAAGAAAAACTAGCGAAAGGAGAAAAATAATGGCAACTCAAATTGGTGAAGCTGTGATTAAACTCACTTTTGATGGTAAAAGTGTAAAAGCTAGTTTGAACGATGTTTCTAGTGAAGTTGAAAAAGCTGGAACTACTTCTGGTAAAAAATGGGGTGGAACATGGGCTGTGGCTGCCGGTAACATAATTGCTAAAGGATTTACTAAAGTTGCTGGTATGGTTAGCAATACAATGGACAAAGCAATTGGCAGATTAGATACATTAACTAACTTCCCTAAAGTTATGACAGCTTTAGGATATTCAGCGAGTGAAGCTGACAAATCTATTTCAACGATGGCTGATTCGTTAGATGGTTTGCCAACTTCACTTGATGCAATGTCTGCAGATGTACAAAAGTTAGCTGCCACTATGGGCAATTTAGCTGAAGGTGAAGTGAATGCTACAAGCGTAGGATTAGCATTAAACGATATGTTCTTAGCTGGTGGTAAAGGGACAGAAGTGGCTTCAAGAGCTATGGAACAATACAACCAGATGTTGGCTCAAGGAAAAGTAGATATGCAGAGCTGGCGTAGTCTAGTGAATGCTGCACCCGGTCAAATTGACCAACTATCTAAAACATTATTGGGTGCTACTGCCAACCAAGCTGACTTATATAAAGCTATGCAAGAAGGAACGGTTACTTTTGATGATTTTAACTCGGCAATTGTAAGATTAGATAAAGAAGGTGGCCAAGGTTTTGCTTCATTATATGACCAAGCCGTATCTGCAACTGGTGGTATTGCTACACAACTTGAAAATGTTACCAATACGATGAATAAAATTGTAGCTGCTGCTTTAGAAGGCAATACAGAAGATATTGGAAAATACACCGAACAATTAGCAGAAAGAATATCAGCAGTTGCACCAACATTGATTCAAGGCTTTTCTACGGCTTTTGTTGCGTTATTACAAGCTCTTCCTGGTATTATTACGCAATTATTACCTTCTATAATGTCTGGAATTAACACTGTATTACAAGGGACATTACAACAATTACCTTCAATTATAAAAGCTATTACTGCTGCGTTGCCACAAGTTATTTTAGGAATTGTATCATTCTTAACTGACCCCTCTAACATTGGTTTGATTATTGAATCGGCAGTAGCATTATTTATGGGAATTGTGCAAGCTGTACCACAGATTTTAGGTGGATTATTACAAGCATTCGGAAACCTAGTTGGCAATATGTGGGATTGGATTACAAATCGCTTTAAAGAGTTTGCTGCGAATTTTGGTAAGTTTGTTGGTGATATATTTAAGGGTGCTGTGAATGGAGTCTTAACATTTATTGAAAACTTTATTAACGCACCTATCGACCTATTAAACGGCTTTATTGGACTTATTAACGATGCTTTTGGTTGGATTGGAGTGAATCTAGGTAAAATAGATAGAATTAGATTACCACGGCTTGCTCAAGGTGGTGTTGTAGATAACACAACAATTGCGATGATAGGCGAACAAGGGCAAGAAGCAGTATTACCTCTTGAAAACAATACCGATAACTGGGCTGGAACACTTGCGACAATTTTAACTGATAAAATGAATGAAAACGGAGATGGTGGTGGCAGGACTATCAATGTGTATATGACTAACGAGATTAACAATAAACTAGATGCCGAGGAGATTGGTAGGACTATGATTCAAAGTATAAGGAGGTTTGCATGAATTTAGACCAAATATCACCAAAATGCTTTATTATGTCATTGTTTATTCGAGATGATGGCGAAAGGTTTTTGCTCGGCTCTGGGGCTTATGAATTTAACAAGAAGCAATTACATTTTAGTGCGAATAGCTATCAAAATGACCTCGTAGAAGTTCAAGGCAATGATGGAATTATGTTAGCTGGACAAGTCCGTAGAGGCTCTACACAATCTTTTGATGGCTATATTGGCGATGTTAGTGTTAGTAAAGATGATATCGAAAACTATCGCCGTGCTTTCTTTATGTTCTTTAGAAAAAATTACTATTATAAAGTCGTATATATTTTGCCAGATGGTAGTGCGATTCAAAGACAGCGTGGATTTATTGTTGATGCACCTGAAGTAAAAGAATTATGGCAAATCTACCCCGAATATCATATTGGAATGAATTTTGAAGATATTAACTATTATGAATATGCTGAAGATTCTAGTGGTGATGAGATTTATGGTAAGTCGGCTACTATATCTTTGTCTATTGGTGCTAGAGATGGTGGTGTGATATGGGATTTAGGATATGGAGCAGTTTGGGATGGATACGGTTTAACTTGGCAAGCTACAACTGGTAGTAGCTATACTACTGTGTCGGTAGCTTCTATTGACAATCTCTATCCGATATGGGAAGTTACTGGACCTGCAACGAATCCTGAACTATCTGATTTAACTACCAATACTACACTTTATTATAGTGGGAATGTGGCTAGTGGGCAAACTTTAGTTATTGATATGAATAATAAAACTGCATTGTTAAACGGCTCTAGTGTTATTAAAAATGTGAGTGGTGATTGGGTATATCTAACTCCCGGCAATAATAGAATAAGTTATACTACTGACAATAATGACGCAGTTAGCTCGGAAGTTAAGTGGCAAGAGGTAGTAGGATGATAGAAGTTCCTACTTATGAAGTAAAATTATATTCTAACGGTGTCTTAGTTGGTGATTGCCGAAGATTAGCTGAAAATCTAACTTATACTAGGAGAAGGACTAAACTTGGTGCAGATTCTATCGACTTTACAATCAACGATGTATTGTTTAACGAATGGTGCAAGGCTCGTGGTTGGACAATAAACGAGCTTTTAAAGCCACTAGCAACGGAATGTAGGCTAGTTAGGAATGGAATCGATATAGTTGGTGGTTTTCTCGCTACAATGCCCTCATACAGCCCGCAAAACGCTTCTGCTAGCTTGTCTTTGCATTTTGATGGTTTCTTAAACTTGCTTGCTGGTGTATATATAAGAGATACTGATACAAACCTACCACTTGGAACTGTAACTGGAGGGGCAGGTGCATTAGTTTCTTCGATGATTTCACTAGCTAACGATATTTCAGATGATGCTGGTAAAAATTATGATTTTGTAGCGAATGATATAGATACTCTACCTTCTATTACTCACACTTTTGACAATTATAAGACAATTAAAGACTGGATTGTAGAAAGATGTGACAATATTACTGGTGCTGGGCCTTTTGATGTTTATTTCTATGCTGATAAGTCTTATGATGTTAAAAGTGATAAGAATTTTGGTGATGTGATTAGTGATTGGGTTGCACAATACCCTACAATGTTAAACAGCACTTCTATTACTTCTATCAGTGCTAGCGAGGTCGGGGGATTTTGTAGTGCTATTTTGGGTATTGGTGCAGGTGAAGTATCTGCTACTGCATTAGAAAATACTGCTATTAACGATTTTATTTTAAACCAAGAAAAAGTTTCAGAATATGGATATTTCGAAACATTATATCAAGATAGTAGTATTAGCACCCCAAGTGTTTTAGCTCGCAATATGAACACCAAATTAGATGTTGAATCAAACCCTATATGGCAACCTCAAATTACACTTCATGGCAAACAAGTTTCTCCTAAACCAACTGGAACGAATAAGATATGGATTGGCGATACTATTACAATTAAAAATGATGTAGATTTAACTGGAATGACTAACGGAAAGTTTAGGGTTGATGAGTTAAGCGTGAATATTAGTGCAGGTGGTGATGAAGTTATTACACCAACATTGGAGAGGGTAGATGAATAATGGTGAGCGTGAGTTTAACGAATCTTTAGTTAGTGTAGAAAAAGAACTCACAGCTCTTAAAACTGCACATATTCATCCACTTGGCTCTATTAACTTTTACACCAAAACTGAAACGATAGAAGTAACATTAGAAGACCTTTACGGAACTTATTATAAAGACTTTTGGGTAGATGTTACTATTCAAATGCCAAGTGTTAAACCACCAATAGTACAAGTTGGTTGGGATGTGCCTGCTGGTTTTGGTTATATGGACTTATATGAATATTCGATTAACGCTACTTATACGGTATGGTCTTATAGACTATCGCTTATGTCGCCAACTCAAAGCTCTGCTAGCTTCCCAGTTACTGCTGTTTCTGCTATGCCAATAGAATCGATAAGTTATAGGAGTTCATGATGAAAATAGCAGATGAATTATGGGAAAAAATAAACTATATTGGCAGAGAGATTAAAAACTTAAAAACTGCCAGATTTAAAACATCCACAATGATTAGCACTATGACGGTCAATAATTCGATTACACTGCCTTTAAAACTTTTTGGGAATCCCGGTGCATATTACGAAATAATTAGCTCTAAAAGGGCTGTCATAACGCTTACAACGGCTGATAACACCAATATGATTAGTTCATTATACCTTGACGGAATAACGCCTTCTACGACCAATAATCGCTATATATTCGTAAAAAGATTAAACAGTAGTAGTGGGCAATCTCGGTTTGCAATATATGTCTATTCGCAAAATACTGATGATTATAACACGCTATCTGGTGGTGGTAGTGTGAATGTGAGTTATAATATACAAGGAGTCGGAAGTAGTCGCTTCTCGATGTCTATAAGTTATGAGGATTTTGACCCATGGTCATAGCAGAAGAATTGTGGAACAAGTTAAAAAGTTTTAAGCGTGAGATTTTGAATTTAAAACAATCTAAAAAAGTCAGTACGGTTTGCAAGTATTACACTTATAATGTTAGTGGAGATACTTTACATTATTCATGGCTTATTACTTATAAAACAGGAAGCCAACCTATTATTACAGAAGTTTATTCTTATTATAATACTTCTTTGAGCGTTCCAAGTAGCAACCAACAATACATATTTTCTTTCAACCAAGCGTCGGCAGAATTAACAGTAGTTTCTACTCGTGAGATACAAAGCGTGGTAGGATTATAAAAATATGTTATAATATAACTGGCTGTCCGCACTTTTTTTGGAAGCCACCCCCAAACCATTACTTTCGTTTGTTTAGGTTTGGGGGTTTCTTTTGTTTGTGATATAATAATATTAAGGCTTTGCCATTGGCAATGCAGCAACTCCAACAACTACCCGAGGATTGTTGGTACTTCTGTATTCGGGAATAAAGTGCCTTATAAGCCCACCAAAAGGCACTTTTTTTATTTACTTTTTTTGTGAGGTGTATTATAATTAAAATAAGCAGTGTATTATATTCCCATTGACACTGCGACAATTAGGTGCTATACTGGAGGTAGGAATATAATACACTACCCCCAGTAACACTGGGGGATTCTTATACCAAAATAAAAATGGGAAGGAGGTACAAAATGGATAGAGATTTTAAAGGTGTATGGATACCAAAAGAGATTTGGTTAGATACACGATTAAACGCTCTTGACAAAATAATTTTAGTAGAGATAAACAGTTTAGACGGCGAAGAAGGATGTTTCGCTAGCAACGAATATTTGGCAGATTTTTGCCAATGTAGTGGTGCAAAAGTATCAAAATCTATATCACTACTTATAAAATTAGGTTATATAAAAGTATTAAAATTTGATGGTCGTAAAAGATTCTTAAAAACCTGCCTTATAAAAAATACAAGCCATATAAAAAATACTACTGAGCCTAGTAAAAATTACAAGGCAGACAAGGAAAAAATACAAGATAATAATATATATAATAATATAGATAATAATACTATATCTAAAGATATAGAGAAAACTCTGGAAAAATATGGGAATGAAGATATTAACTTATTATTTGATGAATGGGAAAAATATTGTGGGTTTAAAATAGATTCAAAAATAAAATTAAACCGATATGCTTGTCAAAGACTTATTAAAAGTAAAGGATTCGAAAATGTTAAAAAAGCCATACCTTTTGTAGCACAATCACAAGAAGACCAATTCGCACCAAGTATTAACAATTTCATAGATTTAGCTGAAAAATGGAATAATTTAGGAGTTTGGTTTAAGAAAAAGAGAATGAATAGTTACAATTCTGGAACAATTAAAATATAATAGTATGAAGGAGGAAAAATGATATTATATGCAATTACATTAAAAAATATGGAACATGATGCAAACGGTTTAAAAAATTATGTATGGGCTACAAAATCACAAGTAGATAAGATAGGAGAATTAAGAAACAACCCTCACCACAGATATGATTTCATTGAGATTGGGAATTATATATTTTCGCCAATGGATATTTCACACATAGAAAAAAAGAACACAGAATATACTGGAATCCCTATACCAAAATATGCAAGAGATAGATATTTAGAGGATGAAAATAAAAAGTTAAACCAAAATATGAATTATTTGATATAATGATAGTATGGATGCTACCACCATAGTAACTACTATAATTACAGCCGTTGCCTCAACAATAGTTGCTATATCAAACTTTTACATAAACTCACAAAGACGAAAAGATAAAATTGAAGCCAAAAGCCTAGCAGAAAAGAACGCTGCCAAATCATCTATTCAAAACATGATTACACAAGATATTATTCGAACAGAGATTCTACGGAAAATGCCAGAGAATTTAGAATCAATAGAAAATGAGTTTATTGTATATTCTATGAATGGTGGAAACGGTACTTTAAGACGACAATACGATGAATATTTAGAATGGTATAGATTAAAAGAGAAAACTATCAATGGAAAGAATACCACTAGAACAAGATGAACAGATAGCATTCGTGAATTGGTGCCATTTACAAGGTTATAGATGCCACCACTGTGCGAATGAGATAGGTGGTTCAACACCAGCATTAAAATTAAGAGCCATTAAAGCTAAAAGAATGGGAACAAGTAAAGGATTCCCCGATTTATTAGTTTTCGTGCCAATTAACGGTATATATAACGAGCCTGATGCCTATCAACCTATTGCGATTGAAATGAAACGAAAAAAAGGCTCTACGGCTACTAAAGAACAAAAAGAATGGCTTGAGATTTTAGAGATGGCTGGAATACCTAGTAAAGTCTGCAAAGGTGCTGATGAAGCTATTGCATTTGTAAAAGAATGTATGTTATAATTTAACTAGACCATATAGAGTTATATTGGTAGAACATGTATGACCCTTTAGCAAACACCCTTGGCATAAACCTCGAAAAAATACGGGTGTTTGCTTTTTTTGTGCTATAATAAAATTATGGAATGCTATAGCAATACGCCGATAGTAGGCGAACTTCAAACTCTTAGTATCAATAGGGGGACATTCGTGGGTTACAAAGCCCAAAGGCTGAATATGGATGGCACACCAATTATGGTAAAAGCCGATGCCATATTTTTTGTCGTTAAAAAGAATTGGACAGATAAAACTGCCCTTATAACAAAAACCATAGATGATATGACATTCGATGAGGATGGATACTATCATTTTAAAATTATACCTGAAGATACTGAAAATCTACCTTATGGCAATTATGTTTGGGATTTTACATCTGAACAAAATGATAATAATTATAGAGCAAAGCCAGCACATGGGAAATTCATTATAGGAAACTCTGCATGCTGGATTGTGAATGAAATGGAGGGAGTATAATGGAAACTGAAGGTGTAGAACAAGAGATATTATTGCAACCAGAAATGGCTATTATTGGTGCTGTTTATTCGGTCAATGGCTATACTGGCCATGTAGTATTAAAGACTTCTGATTTAGAAAATGATTCAGGATACCAAACTTCTAGTGATGTTACGAATGCTATATCAACTCATAATGCTGATGAAGAAGCTCACCCATATATCCAAGGGATTATAGGCACTAAACAAGATGCTTTAACTGCTGGCACGAATATTCAGATATCGGAACAAAATGTTATATCAGCTACTGATACAACTTATAGTGCCGGTAACGGAATCAATATTAGTGGAGAAAATGCAATATCAATCGATACTACGGTTGTAGCTACACAACAAAACCTTTCTGATGAAGTTACAAATCGTGAAAATGCCGATATATACTTGCAACAACAAATCGATGGGATTAGTGCAAGTTCTGATGTGGTTGATATTGTCGGTACTTATGCCGAATTACAACAATATGATACACAACATCTTAAAGATAACGATATTATTAAAGTATTACAAGATGAAACTCAAGGTGGTGCGACTACATATTATAGATGGAGTACTCATACTGAAACATTTACTCTTATTGGTCAAGAAGGCCCTTATTACACAAAGGCTGCTGCAGATGCCGAATTCGTGCCACAGACTAGAACTGTAAATGGCAAGGCTCTTAGTTCAAATATCACGCTTAATGCAAGCGATGTTTCAGCTCTTGGGACTTCTGATGTAGTTCAAACAACTGGTAGTAGTACAAGCCAAGTTATGAGCCAAAATGCAGTTACAACGCAATTAAACACTAAGTTAAACGCCAGTGATTATGTGGTTGATGCTCAACTAGCCAATACTACAAATCCAGTACAAAACCAAGTCTTAAACAATTTACTAGGCAATATGCCAACTGATTTCTTCTCTGGTACTGCTACAACCAACCCTACGGCAGCTACAAGTGTTACAGTTACGAATGCTTTAGCAATAGATGATTATGAGCTACTCGGTAACACCACCCAACAGACTTATAGTGGGAAGAACTTATTCAAGTGCCCTAGTCTTAGTAGCGGAACAGGCATAACTAGGACTAGACTTGGCGACAATTCATTCAAGGCAGAAGTTAGCTCAACAGATGGGAACAAATATACAACAATTAGTTATAATTTGTTGCCAAATACTACCTACTATTTCTCGGTTGATATTTCAATTTCTGGTTCTAGCACAACCCACACAGGGTATATTAGGCCACAAATTGAAGGCTCCTATGTGGGTTGGTATAACAGTGGGTTTAGCTTCACAACTGGCACAAGTGGTAATGTGAATTTGCTTTTCTACAATTACACAGATAATTCTGGTGGTAATACCGTCAGCAATACAGTAACTTGGTCTAATATCCAAATTGAGGCAGGCTCTACTGCCACAACTTACGAACCATATGTCGGTGGAACAGCTTCCCCTAACCCAGACTATCCACAAACGGTCAATGTGGTGACTGGGGTGCAGACGGTGACTATAAGTGATGGAACAAACACCCATGATTACACCATCGATCTTGGTTCAACCGAACTCTGCAAGATTGGCACTTATCAAGACTATATCTATAAGAGTGGGGATGACTGGTATGTACATAAAGATTGTGGAAAGGCTAATTTAGGTGAGTTTACATGGAAAAACACTGGTACAGGTACATCTGGAGTTTATAGATTAAACAGCACTAATTTGAGTGGTCTTTATGTTCCACCACCTGACAATAATACAGCTGGCATAGGAATGAGCAATTATTTTGTGATGAAACCAAATGGTTGGGCTGGACCATATGGTAGTATTGTTTCTATTGCTTATAATCAGAATGGCACAGACATATATGCTTATCATCCTGACTACAACACATCTAGCAGCGGTTCAGGTTTTCAAACTTGGTGTAGTAATAACAATGTTGTACTTTACTACGCTCTCGCTACCCCCACCGACACCAAAATCACAGATGCTGGGTTGATAGGGCAGTTAGAGGCATTTAAAAATGCGAGTGTATATACCAATAATACTTATTTTGAAGTTACGGCTTCTGATTTAGCTGCTATATTAGATTTAACAGTAGTCAATGCCAATGCAAACGGAATAATATATAAGATTCGTGGCAATTAACAGATAGAAAAGCCTAGATTGTGGAAAACTCTAGGCTTTTTTTGGACTTTTTTCAAAAAAACTATTTACATTTTAAAATTATTATGTATAATATATAATATAATAACAAACGAAAGGAGATATATGAAAATATCTATAAAACAATATCAAAATAAAACAGCGATTAAGGTTCGGCATTTAAGCCCACAACAAGTATGTGAGGATAAACTTGCTAAAATCGTTAGTCAAATCAATAGTATTAACAACCAATTAAGGAGTTATTTATGAGCCGTATAAAAGATTATGCCGAAAAGGTATATGGTGATGAATACCCAGATTTAACGAAAGGAGATGAAAATGTATGAAGATGAATATGGTGAGCCTTATGATTATGAGGACACACCACGCTATTGGACAGAGCGTGATATGGAAAGAATGATTATAGAAAACGAAAGAGAGGAGAGATTAAGAAATGGTAACTAAAAAGACTAGCGAAATTGCAACTCGCACTCAAGAGGTGAATTTAACAAGCCCACAAGATGTGATGAAGTTCGCTACATCATTAAAAGAACTTATAGTACAAAATAACTTATGTACTCCAATTAAAGGCAAAAACTATGTCAATGTAGAAGGTTGGCAGATTGCTGGTGCTTTTACTGGCACATTCCCTATTGTGGAAAAAGTTGAGAACTTGGGTGAATATAGTACATATAAGTATAGAGCTGAAGTAAGCCTACGAGATAAAGACGGAAATAAGGTTGGTTATGGTGTAGCTATATGTACCAATAAAGAAGCTGGCAAACAGAACTTTGATGAATATGCAGTAGCTTCTATGGCACAGACTAGAGCCGTTGGTAAAGCATATAGAATGAAAATTGGTTGGTTATTAAAAATTGCAGGTTATGAAACTACACCAACTGAAGAAATGGACACTATAATTGCAAAGGAGAGAAGATGAGTAGTTTTAGAGAAAGATTTGGGGGTTTAACAGTAGCACAAGCAATAGAACTTAACAATACAATAAAATTAAAGGAGAATAATTAAAATGGCAGGCACTAAAGAGGGTGGCTTAAAAGCAAGTAAAACTAACAAAGAAATATATGGCGATAATTTCTATCGAGAAATTGGTAAAAAAGGTGGTATGGCTGGACACACTGGTGGATTCGCAGCGAATCCTGCATTAGCTAGGGTTGCTGGTGCTAAAGGTGGTCGTATATCTAAAAGAGGCGAAGCCAATAAAACTAGAGAAATGATAAGACAAAATTATGGCAAAATAACTGAAATGATACAGAATGGCAAGTCAGTTAAAGATATTGCTAAAGAAACCGGAATACCGGCTTCTACATTATACAAAAAGATTCGTGAAAGTGTGTGGGGTTAAAATGTTTAAGAAAAAGAATAGAGAAATTAAAGACCCTAGCGAATCACGCTTTGAAGCTATGATGGATTTAGTTAAAGATTTAACACCAAAAGACTATAAACGGCTAAAAAAAGCTATGGATTCAGGTTACGAAGCCTATAATATCGTTAGAAACATTGAAACTGATGATGATAGTATTGATTTAGCTGAAAACCAACTATCAACTTATAATGAAATCCCCATTAAAAAGGAGGATAAAAAAAATGATAACAATAAAAAGTCCTAGATATAGAGATAGGACAGTATTATTAGCAAGATATCGGTTGCCATGTGGTCAAGATGTTAAAGTGCAGATATTATATGGGGCTTATAAAGGTATATACAATGTAAGCAATGAAGTTATATGCCAAAGCCCCATAGAGGGGATGGAAACTAAACAAGGTAAAATAATAGCAATGAGGGCTGTACCAATAGATGCTATGGAAAGGGTAGAATAATGAAACTAAAAACTGAATTTCAAGATGAAAATTTCAAGCTTGGCGAAGTTGCTGATGTAAATATCGCCACTATGCCAGACGGTCGCATAAAAGCTCAAGCGGTGGCTAAATCTGGTGGGATTCATACATTCTTTTATGATGATTTAAAAACATTCACAAACGATTGGAAAGATTACGAAGAACCGAAAGATTACTATTTTATTCGTAGTGAAAGTTTAACAGTTGGCTATTCACCAATTAGTAACACTCGTAGTTGTAGAAATCGCAAAGAAATCGGCAACTATTTTAGAACTAAAGAAGAAGCCAAAAATGCATTAGAAGAGTTGAAGGCTTGGAAGAGGTTGAAAGAATCTGGGGTTAAAATTGTAGGTTGGTGTTATTCAGACGATGTTGATTTGAATGGGTGTTGTTTTAACGATGATGATTTTATTGTGGGGCTAACTGCAGGTGAATGTGACCAAGATGACCTAGACCTTTTTTTCGGGGGTGAAGATGGACAAGACTAGCTTAGGTGATATGTTCTTAGTAGGGTTTGTTTTAGGTTTCTTGGCTTGTATGATAATTTTAGTTATGATTGGAGTTATAGGATGAAATTAAGTATAATAGTACCAGTATATAATGAGGAGAGATTACTTTTAAGAGCTTTGAATAGTATCCCACTATCAAAAGACTATCAGCTGATACTTATAGATGATGGCTCTACCGATAACTCTTTTGAGATTATGACCGAGTGGTTGTATGACAATATAGAGAAAATCGGTGCGTATATATTAAAACAAGAGAAACAAAATAAAGGTGTTGCTAACGCTATGAATTATGGTTTTGATAATGCTATTGGCGAGTATATCGTATCATTGTCTAGCGATGACTATTTTATTAAAAGTTTCTCTAGTATTATGCCATATCTTGATGGTAAGAATGATTTAGTATATTTTGATTTACAGATAAACAACGGCGAGATATGGCATCTAAATAGAATAAGCAAAAAACAATATGTTGGTGCCGTAAAGTTTATTAGAAGAAAGTTCTTAGGTGATATAAGAGTACCAAATCTTAATTGGCACGAAGATGTACCATTTAGCAAAATGCTATATGCTAAACACCCGAAAGAAGTATTTACAAGTATAATATTAAAACATTATAACTACCCCCATATAGGTAGTTTGACTTGGAGAGCAAATCATAAGGAGGTAAAATGAAAAAACAATGGGTTGATAATTTAACTTTGCAAGACCGTTTGCAAGTTCAAAAATTCGTGCTATTATTATATGGAATGGAGACAAACGATGACAAAAATTGACGAATTAAAATTCGATAATAAAAACTTTAACCGTCACACCGAATATGGCATGTCGCTTATCAGCAAAAGTCTTCAAGAACTTGGCGCTGGTAGAAGTATATTGATTGATAAAGACAATAATATAATTGCAGGTAACGGTATTGTTGAGGCGGCTGGGCAAGTAGGATTGGAAAATGTGAAGATAGTGGAAACCGATGGTACTGAGATTATTGCCGTAAAGCGTACTGATATGGAATTAAATTCTGAAAAAGGCAGAGAGATGGCATTAGCTGATAATGCTACTGCGAGTGCTGATTTGAATTGGGATGAAGAATTGATGTTTTCTGAAGCAGAAAAATGGAATTTAGACTTAAGGGGTTGGGGAGTAAATTTAGATTGGGATGGTGAAGAATTGAATGAAATTATAGAAAACTCATCAGAAGGTAGTATTAAGGATTATGATGATGATATAAATTATGATTTGAAAAAACTATATCGCAGAAGAGCAAACCCTAATTTATTAAGTGAAATTGAAACTGAAATTGAAAAAGGTTCAATTAGAGAAGAAATAGCAGAAGTATTGAGAACAAGAGCTATTCAATGTTCTATATTCAATTTTGATGAAATAATAAAATTCTATCGGAGCGATGACGCTAGTGAAAAAGAAAAAGAACTATTAGAGAAATTATATCTTGTATTTTTAACACCTAAAGAAGCACTAGAAAAAGGAATTTTAGAAATAAATAAAGTGACTGGTAAGATTTATGATAAAGCTTTAATGGAGAAGAATAGTGAAGAAGATTAAAGTTCTAGTAATGAGTGTCGGTCCTTATGAAAAAAATGGAACAGTAAAGTGGTTAGAAAAAATTAAAGCACAAGATTTAGCAACTGTTTGTCTGCCTAAAGAATTTGAAGAAAATAAAAAAAGTTATGAAAAAAGAAATATTGATGTATTTATTTATGATGAGAAAAAATATATCAATGATGAATTCGAGTATTTTGGATTTAGAAAGAGAAATTGTGGTGGGGTAGGTAGACAAGGTATAGCTGAAGCTGTGGAAAAATATGGTGATGAATATATTTGCTTTCAATTGGATGATGACACTGGTGGTTATAGTGTTAAAAATAGTGAAATTGATAAAAGTAGCAATTTAAGAGATAGAGAATCACTAATTGAATTAGTAAATGCTTTTGATGAATTTTATAATAATACGAAAATTGAATGTATGGGAAAGACCGGTGCCACTCCACCTAGTGGAAAATTCATCTCTAATAGAAAGATATTCAATAATTTTGTTATGCGAAAAGGCAATAAATTGAATTTTGATGGCTTTAAGGCTCTAACGAGTGATGATTGTCGATACAATTTGTATAATAATATTTTGAATTGTCGTCCTATGATTTCTACTGAACTTGTTTCGATTACATTTACGCAGAATCAAGGTGATAGAGATGATGGCAATGCCGTTATCTATAATGGTGATTATAGTTGGAAAAAGAGTTTTGGATTGAAAATGATGATGCCGTGGGGAGTAGAACAACATTTAACTAAGGAAACTAATAGAATATTATTTAGAGAGAACTTTAAACCGAGTTATTTATTCCCACCTATTCTCGTAGAAGAAAATGGTGAAATTACTGGGAGATTAGTATGAAGGTCAAAATAATTGGTGGAGGCTTAGCAGGGTGTGTTTGCGCTAGGTTATTAGCAGATAAAAATATCGAAGTAGAATTATTTGAAAAAGAAAGATATATTGGTGGGTTATTATACGATAAAGATGGGGACGATATATTTCAACATTATGGCCCGCATATTTTTCATACATCAAATCCTGAAGTAATAACCTTTGTCTTAAGATTTGCCGAATGGGTCCCATATTGTAATAGGCCTTTAGCTGTTACTGATAAGGGATTAGCTAGATTGCCAATATCAATAGAAACTCTAATGGATTTAAGGCATAAGACATTGAACGATAAGGTAGATATAGAAAGAGAGAAAGACTTTATTAAAAATCACATTATAGAGGGATATTCTAAAAAACAATGGGGAGACAATTGGGATAATGATGCTATAAAAAGACTAAAAATAATGCCCTTATTAGGTAGTTCATATTTTAATGATATTTTTGAAGGTTTGCCTAAAAAAGGCTTCTATAATTTTTTATGTAATATGGTAGATGATAATAGAATCCATTTACATTTAGGCTATGAAGTAAAAAATTTAGATACTGAAGATATTGTAATATGGACAGGGCCAATAGATGAGTGCCCTTATATTGATATGAAGTTGGATTGGAATGGAACAAAATTTGAAAGAGTAAAAGAAGATGAAGAATATTTAACTGCTGTTTATAATTATAATATTAAAGAAGTGCCATATACTAGAAAAACAAAAATGAAACTTTTAGTTGGGTGCAAATCTGAAGATGTGCTAGTAGAGCGCCCTAGAGCGTCTTTAGCCAAGCATTATATAAATATATCAATTGATGATAGAAAACGGCTAGAAACGTCCATAGAACGGCTCAAACGGCAAAATATATACTTTTGTGGTAGGTCTGCTACGGCATCTTATTTAGATATGGATGAAGTTATTGAAAATTCAATAAAGTTGATAAAAAGTATTTACAAAATCATTAAAATGTGATATAATTATAATATAATAACAAACGAATAATAAAGGAGAACAGCAAATGCGAACCGATTATAATAAACTTAAAGAAAAACTTCAATTTGTTTATAATGGCAAAATGGAGAAAATGCCTAAGGGCAAATCTATTGAAACAGCTATCAAGATTTTCAAAGATATCAAAAAATACGAAAAAACTGATGGCGATGGCAAAATTGATTATAAACGAGAATTATTAGAAGCAAAATATGACCTTCAAATAATTTTTAATGTCAATTTTATTGGTTTATCCAAAAATAATATTTATCTAACCCACCAATCTATGTGGGTAAATTCATTATACATAATGTTAAATGAGGAGAAATAAAAAATGAAACAAGAAACAAAAGATATGCTCGGAGCAGCATTATTCGGGATATTAATAGGTTTAATATTTATGTTAGGAGCTTAAAATGACTAATATAGAATATCGCAAATACCGACAACATATTTTAGACCATTTGGACGGTGGTTTGGAAGAATTAAAAGATACTATTAAGACTTATAAAAAGTTAAGAGAAAGTAATGGCACATTATGGGGAGCAGTTGATACAATGTGCCAATATGGTGAGTTTGATGTTTATTATAGCCAAGTGCTAGAAACTTTATTTGAAGTTTATGGCAAAGATTATGATGAATCAAAATACCTTACAAAAACCGGAGAGATACGCTGGAAAAATGGTGAAGCGTATTGCTGGACAGTTTATAAGGCTAAAATAGCTAGAACTATTGAGATAATGATAAAGAAAGGAGAAATCTAATGAATATTGGTGAAAAATTAGAATGGAAATCTTGGCGAGATATACGTAAATGGTGTATGGATGCAGGGTATAGCAATGTAGTAAAAAGAATGGATTTGAACAATAGTTGCTGGAATAGTAGTGGTGAATTTGGAAGATGCCAAACAGAGATATGTGATAGTTTAAGATATGCAATAGATGAAGCTGAAGCACATGAAATAGCTTGTGACCTGAATGAGCAATTTGCAGAAAATTATGGACTTTGGTAATATAAAATTATGAATAACGAAACCACCATAAAGCAGGTGAAAACACTAAAGAATGGGAATCCGATAAATACCGAAACACAATTCGGTGGTCCTAGGGCAAATCCAAGGCATAATGGTGCTTGGAAAAAAGAAGACACTGCTCGTTATAAACTAGAGCAGATGTTGAAGATGTCTGAACCTGAATTAAAGGATTTGGCAGGAAATAGAGAAGCTCCATTATTTGAACGCAAACTTGCGATGTGCATTGCAAAAGGTAATTGGAAAGAAATTGAAGGGATGATGAACCAAGTCTATGGACAACCAAAACAAAAGATAGAACAAACAATAACAGCACCAAAACCACTCATAGATTTAACAGAGCGTAAAAAGAATGGACAAGAATAAACCGTTTGCCAACTTATATTATTTTAAGCGAATATGTGCTATAGGTGGAACAGAACAATTCTTATATGAATTAGCGAAGAAATACCATCAATATGACCTCACAATTATGTATGATGATTGTGATTTTGAACAATTGATGAGATTAAGAAAACTTGTTAGATGTATAAGGCGAGAAAGAGGGCGAAAGTATTATGCGAATAAAGCCTTTTACAATTTTAACATTGACGCTATTGAACAAGTAGAAGCCGAAGAACATATATTCGTATGCCATGCTATATACCAAGAACTAGGCTATAAACCACCTATTGACCACCCGAAGTTAAGCAAAATAGTGGCTGTTAGCAAGTATGCCAAAGAACAAGTAGAATTGCAAAAAAAGATTCAAAATGTCGATACTCCAGTAGTATATTGTTATAATCCTTTGACTTTAGAGAAACCAGAAAAGGTATTGCGTATTATATCGGCTTGTAGATTAGAAGATAGAACAAAGGGTGGAGATAGAACAATTAAACTCATAAACGCTTTAGATGAGTATTGTGATAGAACTGGCAAACACTATTTATGGACAATCTTTACCAATTCTGCACCAATTATTGAATCCCCGAATGTATGTATAATGAAGCCACGAGCCGATGTAAGACCATATATTGCTGATAGCGATTGGTTGGTACAAGTTAGCAATAATATGGAAAGTTATTGTTATTCTATCAACGAAGCATGGGAATATGGTGTTAGAGTAGTTAGAACTCCTTTAACTGTTGCAAAAGAATTTAAAATACCAAAACAAGCCGAGTTGATTTTAGATTGGGATTGTGAAAATATTGATGAAGTCGTAGAAAATATGTTTAAACCCAAAGTAGAATTCGCCTACAAGGCACCTAAAGACGGCTGGAAAGGGCTTTTAGCTACAAAGCCGAGTGATTATACACCAAAAGACCAAACTGTGCTTATAAAGCCAATAAAGACCTATCATGACTTAGAATTAGGTAGAAATGTATCATCATGGACTGATTCTTGGGAAGTTAGTGAAGAAAGAGCTAGAAATCTTATAAGACAAGGTTTAGTTCGTGTGATATAATGAAAGAAAATAAACGAAAGGAATTATTATGCCAGTACATGCAGTTAGAAGTGCAGGGGGAAAAATAATCGGTTGGCAGTTTGGACAATCGGGCAAAATATATAAAACAAAAGCAGAAGCTGAAGCACAAGAAAGAGCCATTAGAGCAGCGGGGTGGAAAGGTGATGGGCAAGAAGATTGA